CAAAAAACTCCGGAAACCGCTTCTTCATATGCGCATCGATATGCGTGAAATACTCGTCACTACGCGGGTCTACACCCGATGTAACCAACTTCTTATGCTGCGTTAACGCAACTGCCGACATCTCCTCATCTACGCCAAACCACAAATTGCGCTGTTGCCAGCGAAGCGTTTTTTCATCCGGAGGGCTGGGTTGCGGTACCGGCGCTTGATTGCTATATACCTGTTCTGAAGGCTCTTGTAAAGGTGTCGGCTTAAACGCCTTTGCCTGCGACAGCTTCATCTTGGCTTCGGTCAACGCTTCTTGCGCTGCAACAATTGCGTCCGTATCGAAGTCTTCGTGTGCCTTTTTCATTGCCGTCTTGGCCGCCAACACTTCGGCCTCTGCAGCGGCAACCGCCGTTGTGGCGAAAGCCTGTTCACCCGTATGAACGTAGGCTTTAAGCTGTTTGTTCTCGTTTACCAACGCGTTGGTAACGCGAATCATCTCCTCCCGTTCACGGACAGCGGCTTCTTTTGCCCGCCGCTCGTCATGCCGTGCCCGAGTTAACTCATTGATTCTACCGCGAACTTTGTCACTATACTCCGCCAATTCAGATTCAGTGACCTCCTCTGGCTCTTTAGCCATAGGTTGCCTACCGCGATCCTCTTCAGGGGTATCGTCAATAACCTCAATGTCAATATCGTTTTCTTCAACCTGTTGCGCTGGGGTAGTTTTGACATCTACCTCGTCCGGAAGAACTGACTCTTCGTTTTGCGTACTCACGTTCTGTCTCCTTAATAAACGCGGGAAATGCCCCGAGGATCTTGAACAACCGCTTCCACCTGATCGTCGTACAGCAGCCGGAACTCCTTTCCATGAATGGAAATGCGCGTGCCGGAGTACTGCCGAGCGATGATGAAGTCACCTTCCTTGCACCACGGTCCGTTGGGGTACTTGGTTTTGTCTTTGTAACTTTCAGACCCTAACTTGACGACAAACAGAACAACCGTAGCAAACTGCTCCTGTATCCGCTGCGCTTCCGGACGCGCAATCTCCGTACCTTCAAACGTACCCTTAAGCGTAGGCACCGCACATAAAATGCGGTATCCCACCGGCACCGGAAGTTGTGTTGCTGCTAGCGTTGTTGCCAACTCCGCTACATTACTCATCCGACTTTTCCTTTTTTTCCGCAAGGTCTAGAAGAAAATTTTCTGCAAGGGCAAGACCTTGAATAACCCCGCACAGACGCTTGTATTCGTCAAACGACGGACATTGGCCCGTAGCAACATCAGCAGAATACTGATTCAAATCCTTCCGGATCTGCCTCCTCAACAGTTCCATCCATGCGTCCATACGCTACTTTTTATTCTGCATTGCCTTGACGCGCGCCGTTTCAACTCCCATGCGGAAACCGTCTTTTTCATCCTGTGAGCGTGTTTGCGCAGTGGTACGCGAAATTTCCGCACCCAGCTTTGTGCCTTCCAACTCAAGATGCTCTTCTTTCAGCCTGATCTCGTCGGCCTTGGCTGTGGCGTCCATCAGATCTTTCCTCGCTTTGCGCTCCAAATCCGCCTTTTTGATGGCAAGTTCCTGCATCTGAATCTGCAGCAGTGGGTCCTGTAAGTTCTGTTGCGCCTGCTGTTGCGCCGCCATCACCTGACTCTGCGCCAGCACCTGCGGAGCCGCTTGTGCCATGCGTTGCGAAAGCAGCAGCTCAACATCCGGGCTGTAGCCTTCGTACTCATCCAATGTCGGAATTGCAATGCCCATCAACTGCGCCATACGGTTGCGATACGCATAGCCAACATGCTCGGCTATGTGCGCCATAAGCGCCTGCGCAATTACTTGCGCCTGCGGGTTTTGCCCAACAAGTTGTTGAATAATCGGGTCTTCCATCGCTGAGCGATGCACAATGATGTGCGCCTCATGGTTCTGGTAGGCAAACGCCTTGAGCGGACGGCCTTTCAGCACATTTTGGTTTTCTTGTACCGGGTCCACAGGCTGCAAGTCAGTCTGAACCGGAACCAGCTTGGCGGCATTCTTGACCCCAAGAACCTCCAGCATCTGCCGGTGTAAAAGCGGCAAGTCGTAGATTTGCGGGGCTGTAGCAGCAAGCTGGACTACCGCCTGATACTGCACCACGCGTTGGGACATGGTCGCCGCGTTGGGGTCGGAAACCGGAATAATCTCGATGTGGTCGTAGTCCGCCCGTTTTGCGCGCTTGCCGAGCGCGGCGTCTACATCGTAGTCATAGTCGTCGGGCGTGTAGTCCTTGATGATGGTCGCAAGCAGCCGAAGCTCCTGCTTGAACGAGAAGTGCACCCGCGCCTGAACGGCGCTCATTACTTTCAGTGTACGTTCCAGAATAGCCAACGTAGACCCAACCGGGGCTTGGTTGGACATATCGGCAACCTTGAGGTCCGCCACGGACCCAAAGCGCCTGCCTTCGTCAATAATTTTGTCAAGAAGTGTTGAAAGAACCTGACTAGGCTCCTTGTACGGCAGCGGCAGGATGTTGTCCTTAATAGCCCCGGAGCCAATGTCCACGTCCCTGAACTCACCCGGCGCGATGGGGGTGTCATCCCCCTTGATCCGCAACCCTCTGGATTTCAAACCGCCGGGGAGGTTGGAGAGGGTGCCTGCGTCCACCAGCTGGCGCATGATGGACGTGGCGTTTTTGGCGTAGCCCCCGATGAGATGGAAAAGCCCGAAGCCATAAGCGCCGAAGCCGGGGATGTACTGGTAGTGCACGAAGTGGTTGCGTTTTTGCTTGAGCGGGTCCGTCTCGTACCAATTGCGCCGTACCCCCAGCACAAGGTTCAGCCCATCCACCAGCGTCACTATGTACGGCAGCGCAAGCGGCGAATCCTCATCCACGCCGTCCAGCTTGAGGAGGGCGTGCACTTCATAGATGACGTAGCGGGTGTCGTAGCTTGCGTCCAGCCCCGTTTCCTTGTCCTTGCGCTTCTGGATGTCCGACACCGTCGGCTTGGGCGCATCGGGCAGATCCATATCCTTCCAGAACCCGCTTTCCTGCAGCGCTTCCACCTCGTTGCGGGTCTTGCGCATGCGGTGCGTGATGCGCTCCACCGTGTGCATGTCCGAGTACCCGTATGGCAGCAGGACATCTTCAGCAGGCACAAACAGGCTGATCTGCCGCTCCTTTGCCGGGTCGTAATAGACCTTCTTGAAGGCAGACCCTGCGCCGGGGAGGCTGAACAGCATGCGCTCGTGCTCGGGCCGAAACTCGGGCATTTTCTCCGTCAGCTGGTAATTCATGTCGTCCCGAACGCGATTGGCCGCCTCTTCCCGTTCCTTGGTCTGCTTGCCGACAATCTGCGTTTTTACCGGCCCCGCTGCAGGAAACGTCTCCATGATGGTTTCGGACTGAAACCGCACGACGGCTTCGGCAATCATCGGGTGGAACACCCCGCACGCCCCCGGCCACGGCTCGGTGCGCTCCTCGATCTTCAACCCCATCAGTTCAATGCCCTGCGTGTACATCTTTTCCCAATCCTTGCGGGCATTCAGGTCATTCCCGATTTCACGTTGCAGCTCGGAGGCCAGCGTTTGCAGCACGCGGTCATCCATTGTTTCGGCAAGGTTGGCGTTGAAGTCGATGCCTGCTTCTTTTTCCGGCTCAAGCCGGATCTCCAGCCCATCGGCATTGATGGTTACCGCCTTGGGGTCCTCGATTTCAATCTCCAAGTTCGGCTGGACAGGCAAAGCGGCTACGCCGACAGGGGCTGTGTACAGCGATTTATCTACATTTACGGCCATTCACCGTCTCCTTGCGATATTGGTTTTGGGGTCATATACAAACCCTGACGGCGGTACCCCGGATTTCTTCGCTGCCCTGTCCTTGGCACGCTCCTCGGCAGTCATCATGTTGCGCTTCATGCCCTCGGGCGTGAACGTCTTGCCATCGGCCATGAGGTGCCCGCGCTTTTTCAGGATCTCAATGGCCTTGTCGCGGTCGCCAATCTGCGCCGCAAGCCTGTCGATCAACTGCCCCCGCCCCATGAATTTCTGCGTAAGCATCAGTAGTACGACTTTCTGCGCCTGAAATAGCGTTTTTCTTCCTGCTCGTCGCTATCCAAGTTGATGAAGCCCCCCTGCCGGTAGCGCAGGAGCGCCTGTGTCGTGGTGTCCACGTAGTCATCGTGCTCGCCAACCGGAAAAGAAGCCATTTCCTCTATGACCTCCCGTGCCCAGCGCGTGTCCGGAGCCCATACCTTGCCGGAAGCAAAGATATCCGCCACGGCGTTGACCCGCACCGTCTTGTCGTTGCCCCGGCTGGGGCTGAACTCCGCCACCGGGATGCCCATCGCCCGCAACTCCTGCAGAAGGGGCGCTCCAGCCGCCTTCTTTTCAATGATGAACGCGTCGGGTTTCCAGTCCTTCCAATGCCTGTAGGCCACCTGTTTCAACTCAGGGAACTCCATCCGGTCCTTGAACGCATCGAGCAGGATGATGTTGGGTATGGGCTTGCCCGTATCGACGTCGCTGTACCACACCCCCCACGTTGTGCAGGCTGAAAAGTCGGAGGCGGTCTTGGCCTCGTGGGCCGTATCCCAAGACTGGATGATGAACTCGCAGGCGGGCGGGGTATCGGGCTCCCATATGCGCCACATGTCGCGCTTGACAAGGGCAACGGAGTCCGACGTCGGGTTCTGCTGGTACTGCGCAGCCCAGTAGCGCGGGTCGATTGTCGCCCGCGTCTTTTGCAGCTCATCCAGCGACCAGCGCTGGGGCCAAAGCGTCTTTTCCTCCTCCGTATGCTCGTTCAGGATCGCCGGGAACTCAATCACCTCCCACTGGTCGGCGTCGGGGTTGCGCATCTGGTAGTCCAGCAGCTTGGCTGTCAGGTCAAGCGCCCCCCAGCGCGTCATCACCACGATGATGGCCCCGCCCCACATGAGCCGCTGGCGCGGCCCTGTCTGGTACCAACTCCACGCCTGCTCAAAGGGCGTCTTGGTCCCGCTTTTCAAGTCCTGCTCTGAGTGCGGGTCGTCGATCACCAGCAAGTGCGCGCCGCGCCCAGCCAGCGCACCGCCCACACCCACTGCGTAGTACTTGCCCCCCGCGCTTGTGTTCCAGCTTCCCGCGCTCTTGGAGTCCTCCGACAGGTGCACGCCGGGGAAAACTTCCGCGTACTCCTCGCTCTCCACCAGATTGCGCACGCGCCGCCCGTACTCCTCCGACAGCGACGCGGTGTGCGTCGCCATGATGACATGGTGCGCCGGGTAATGCCCTATGTACCACGACGAAAACAGGTAGGACGCAAGCTCGCTCTTGCCGTGGCGCGGGGGCATGTTGACGATGATGCGCTTCTTGTTGCCGTCAACGATGTCCTTGAAGATGCGCGCCATGATGCGGTGGTGCTTTCCCTCGGAAAAGTTGGGGTAGACACGGTGCGCAAACGCAAGCAGGTCGGTCTTTGCCTGCTTTATCTTTATGCGTTTTTCCTTCTCCTCCAAAAGGCAAAGAAAATCCAGCTTCTGTGCTTTTGTCATGGCCGCAAGGTTCACGGCGCTTCGGCCTCAACGGCAGTGGACTCACCTGCAATCACAGCGTCGCTGACCTGCGACAACGCCGCCACCTTTTCCCTGATCTTGCGGTCAAGCTCGGCGTCGGTCACATGAATGTTCTTGACCTCCACGCGCTCGGTAAACAGCGCAATCTCCGACACCTTGCCAAGCAGCTCAAGCGCCCGCAGGCGGACCTTGGCTTCCGGGTGCTTTGTTTCTTCAAGCAGCTGGGCGACTGCGTAGCCGCGAATCTCCTGCGCCCGCTCCACAAACTGCCAGTCAAAAGCCGTCAACATTCCGACAAGATGCTTCACCGCAGGGGGCGTATCGAGCCGCGTGATCAACGCGTGCGTATCGGCGGTGTTCGCGTTCGCAGTCATGGCAACGAACGCTTCGTTGGCTGTGCGTTTTTCAGCCTCTGCCGTCACTTCCTCGTCGTTCTTCGCACCAAAGGATTCAAGCCAGCTCGATGTTTCGTGCCGCGCGCCCAGATGTTGAGCAGGGCTTGCGCGTTCCATCGGTGGCAATGGGGCAACCAAATCAAGTACTTCAGGCGAGAAGTCTGCTTCGTCCAGCGTCGATAAATGCTCCAACACGGGGTGCGGTCCCTAAGATTAGCGCTAGGGTGTTATACCGCGTATGGAGGGGGGTTGCAACTTTTTGTTTTTTCGTCTAGTATTGCCAGTGCATGTGTTTTCTCCTTGATGTGACTTTTAGGGCCGCTGCGTGCGGCCCTTTTTTTCCGTAGTTATGTCAAATATTTGACTTATTGTGCAGAAAAATTGCGCAGTTTTTTGAGGGGGGTATGTAAAAAGTTTGACATAATGAAGGGGAGTTTGCGATGTGGTTAAGGAATACTGTTCCTAACTGCGCCGCCAAGCCGCCCCCCTAAAGGGGTTGGTGGGGGTACGGTGGGGGTCGAATACCGCCCCCTGCCATCTTACCAATACACGTTGTGGTAGAATATAGTCGTGTTGGAAAGGGTCTACACCCTGACATCCGACGCCGGACGCCCCGCCCGATTGCGGGGCTTTGCATTT